GCGCCGGGATCGAGAAGTCCGGGAGCAGGATCGTTTCCGCCGCCGCCGTGATCGCCGTCCCGTCAGCGTTCGGCGTGTAGATCACTTCCTCCCACCCGAGCCCGGAACCGCGAGGCTGACGCCATGACGGCTCCGCCGACGCGAGCTCGAGGTTCCGGCGGATGTGCTCCGGGAGCCGGTCGTACCAGCCTTCGTTTTCCACGTCCGTCCACGTGCGCAGCACACCAGGCCGACGGAACTGCGGAGGTAGCCGCCGCTTAAATGGAAGCCAGATCGCCATGACCTAGTGGAGGTACGCGAACGTCGGCGTCACCTTGATGACGTCGTTGGTCAGAAGCACCACAGCGGTCACGTCGTCGAAGTTCGCCTGACCGATCGCGACCGTGTGGCCGTTGTTCGTGATGTAGAACCCGTTGATCGTCGCCCCCGACGCGCCCACCGTGGGGAACGTCACCTGCGGGTAGGTTTGCTGCCGGCCGAGGTTCGTCGGCCGTTCCGCCGCCGCCCCCCACGTCGCCGCCGCCAACGACTGCCGCGCATACGACGTGTACGTCGTCTCGGTGATGTTCGCGAACGCCTGCGCGTGCGTGATCACCGTCGACGCCGTCTGCGACGTGAACAACGCCAGGTTCAACGGCGACGTGTACTTCGCCGTGTTGAACGGGAACTGGCCGAGGATGAAGTCCAAGCCCTCGTCGGGACACATCTGTGCCATTACTTTTCCTCCTTCCCGGCCTTGCCGCAGTTCGGGCAAACACCGTTGCCGTGCTCCGGCTCTGGGTTGCCGGTCAGCAGAGTCGCGCCTTCTTTCGTGATCCCGCCGGTGAACCGGCCGGGGACGCCGACCGCACCGAGGGAGCACGCTGGGTTCGAGCATTCGTACGTCTTCGCCATCAGATGACTCCTGTCGGTTCGGGTAGCGGCCCGCCAAGCGGGTGTTTCAATCCGCCGCGGCAGGTGGGGCAGAACATCGGGGTGTCCGTGCGCTCGGTGAACAGGTTCTCGCAGCAGGCGCACAGATGAAGCTTTGTCCGGGTGGGGTCGAACGCGAGCTCGACCACCTCCCGCTTCGGTTTGTCGTGGACGCAGCAGACGACCGCTACGCCACCGATTGATGTTCGGAATCCGCTCATGGGTTTGGGGGTGGGGTGGCCCCGGTGCCCTCGGGACCACCCCGTTTCCCGGCCTTGCCTACGAGGCCGTCGTGATCAGCGCGAACGCGCCGTTGTCGACGACTACCGCCTCGAACGCACCGATCAGTCCGACCTCGACACCTCCGATAGCGGGTTCCACAACACGGAGCTCGACCGGCGCACCGGCCGTCTCCGCGACGAGCAGCCCGTCACTGTCACCGACGATCATCTCGCCGGCGTTCAGCCCACGGGAGACGACGACGCGGAGCGCCCTCGACTCGCCGTTGATGTTCAGCATCGCGCCCTGCCCGAAGTTCAGGCTGTTGTCGGACGTGAGGCCGAGGGAGTACCAGTACCGGTCCGGCGCCATGTACAGCGTGTTGGCGATCCGGCCGCTGTTCGCGTACACCTCGCCACCACCGGCGCCGATCCCCGCCATCAGCTGCACGTAGGTCGGGGTTGCGGCGAGCGGTGAGGCGATGTTGTTCAGGAACGCGTTGGCCGAAACGACCGTGGCCGCGTCCGTTTCCGTCTTGAGCGCGTAGTCGGCCGCGACCAGACGGAACCACAGGTCGAGCGCATTCGGGGTCGACCAGTTGATCGCCTGCCAGGACAGGTCGCCGCCGCCGAGGTACGTGCTGGCGGTTGCGGTCTGCATGCTGATCGCCATGCCGGTGTTCCCGGCCTCCGTCTTCTGCGTGCCCTGGACCGCCACGACCGGCTTGGTGTCGATGCGCGGGTAGGACAGGACGCCACGCTCGAGGGTCGCCCGCTGCGCGGACTCGACGATCGGCCGTGCCGTCTGGATCACCTGGAAGATCTGCGCGATGTGCTGCTGCGGCGTCAGGCCTCCCACGTTCGACGAGAGGGTGTTCGCCGGGGTGCGCTTGATCAGCTCGAGCCTGGTGCGTGCCGCCTCGATCTCGTTCTTGTCCCCGAACTGCGCGGCGATCTGGCCGGACACCCGGCCCTGACCGGTCAGGATCACGTCACGTGCGTAGGTTGCCATGTCCCGGTAAACGACACCGTCGCCGTCCTGCTCGACACCCGGAAGGTTGCTCGAGAGGACCTTGCGGACGTTCTTCGACGCCTCGACCGACGCGTTGTGCGCGGCGATGCTCTCGGTCAGTTCCTTGATCTCGCTGTCGAGCGCGATCCCGCGCTCCCGGTACATCGTGACCTGCTGCTTCTCGATGTCGTTCAGCGTCTTCTCCCCGTCGGGGCGTGCCTCGACACCGGCGAGCAGCTCCTCGTGCAGCTGGGACGCGGTTGCCCGCTCGTCCACCAGCCGCGCGAGCCTGCTTTCGCTCTGTGTTGCGCTCATCACTCGCTCTCCTTCGGATTGTCGGTGGGTGCGGGTGCCGGCGCGTCCGGGGTGCCCGCCTCAGCGGGGGTGCCTTCCGGGTCGGGGTGCGCGTATCGCTGCGGGAGTTTGATGCCGAGCTGGCGGCAGCGTTCGATCAGCTCGGGGTCGATCTCGACGGGCAACAACTCCTCGTCGAAGATGGGGTTGGCCTGCTCACGGAGCGCGAGCACCTTGGCGGACGGGTACGCGCCGAACCGTGAGAACGACACGCCGACAAGGTCGGCCTTCGTCCTTCGGATCACGCCGGCGGCGGTCCTGACCGCCGACCGGGCGCGCGCCTCGAGCGAAACGGTGCTGAAGATTCCCTCGCGGATCAGTTCGAGCGCGGTGTTGCCGCTAGCGGTGTCGTGGATCTTGAACGACCCGTACAGGGCGTCCGGCCCTGATGTGAGCGCGAGCCCGTGACCGACGACACCGGCGATCCCCCGTTCGTGCTCGCAGTTCGCTAGCACCCGGTTCGCGGCGCTCAGTTGGTGGTCGAACGATCCTGGTGCCCATTCCTCCCGGTACATGACACCGACGGGGACGCCGCCTTGCCCGTCGTTGTGCTCGATCTGCTCCCCGTACGGGACGATCCGCACGTCCACGGTGCGCCCGTCGCCGGCGGTGACGTTGGCCGCGAACTCCCTGTGAAGCAGCCCCGTCTCCGGGGCCGCGATCTCCTGCTGTTCCTCGAGCGGTTCGCTCATTGTGTGCCTCCGATCGCCGCTAGCCGCGGCGTCTGCTGGGCAGGCGAAGCCTTCGCCGTCTGCGCCACCTGTACGTCGTCGTCATCCGACATCTCGGTCAGCGGCATGAACGTGTCCGCGGCATCGAACGTCACCCACTGCCCGCGCGGGAGCATCTGCGCCGACCAGGCGTTCGCGATCCTCGTTGCGAGGGTGCGGAGCTCGAACCGCCACCACATCTCCCCCAACGCCGCCGGGTTCTGATAGGTGAGCCCACCGGTCACGGGCATGTTCAGCAGCATCGCCGGAACGCCGAACGCGGTCGCGATCGCCCTTGCGTTGAACTCCTGCGTGTCCAACAGCGCGAGGTCGGATGGGTCGAACGACATCTCCGCCGGGGTGATCTCCGGCGGCAAAACAGGGGGCGCCCCGTTCCTCGAGCTGGTCGCGGTCATCCACTGGGCTTGCAACGCCTCCGCCTGAGCCTTCGTCAGCTTCCGGTCCGACTTCAAATAAAACTTCGGGGTGCCGCCCTGGTTCACCGTCATCGACTGGTTCCCCGCCGCCAACAACCCCCACGCGTTCTGCGCGTACGCCCTCAAAGCGGACGTGCCGACAACACGGACGCCGGGGTTCCGGTCGATCTGAACGACCCGGCGCGGATCGAGGATGTCCTCCCCCAGCTTGTACTGGCGGGAACCATCCACCACCTTGACCTGCACCTGCGACGAGTCCAACACCGTCCACGTTCGGGGGAACCCGTCCGCGTACCGGTCGGTCACGTACATGCACGAAAACCCCCACCCGTAGATCTGCTCGACGATCGTGAACACCGCGTCCGCGATCCCGTTCGGATACCAATGCGGATCCGGGGCGGACACCCACGCGGGTTCCATACCGCCGACATGCTGGATCGGCATCGTCGCGATCTGCTGCGCGTTCAACTGGATACACCGGTTCGCGACCCACACCCGCTCCGACAACGCCGCGTCACCGGGGAACCACGCGCCGCCGGCCACCCCCTGTTCCGCGTAGAAGTTCGGGATCACGCTGTTGAACAGGCTCATCCGGGTGCCCTCGAGCGGGTCCTGGCGGAGGATCATCTCCTCCGCGGGCGGCCCAGTCAGCCAGCGCCAGAGCCCCACTAGAAGATCTCCAGGCTGCCGACGTCGTTCTCAACAGCCGACCACAACGCAAGGGTCGCACCGACCAACGGGCTGATGTTCACGCTCGACTTCGTCCTCGACCACGCCCACCGGTCAACCAGCGGCCGCGCCTTCGCCCCACGGATCGCCGTATCGAGCTCAAGCTGCCCTAGATGCCGCAAGGTGCGCTCCCCGACCTGGTCGACGAACAGGCCGCACGCCTTCCCGTAATCCCCCGAGTCCATCCGCCGCACGGTGATCCCCGCCTCGTCCACACGGTTCGCGATCGCCGCCGCCGGCCCGAACCCGTCACACACGACCTCCGCCACCTCATGCGCCACGTAAACCTCCTCCAACCGCCGCTGCAGCCAACCGGTCCCGTGGTTCGCCGCTACCACCTCGACCCCGAGCTCGCCCTTCTCCGTCCGCCCAGCCGCGACGATCGCGGAGTGCCGCTCAGGCGACACGTCGAACGCGATCACGATCGGGTCGACCAGAACCATCTCCGGGTCGAGCACCCCCGCCCACTCCTCCGCGCTGATCAGAACATCAGGGCCGCCATCCGTCGCCGGCCAGTCCCCGACCCCGAGCAGCTCGACCTTGAAGCCGCGGTCCGACAGGGCGCGGCGCTCCCAGGCCATGTGCTCCTCGAGCACCCGGCCGTGCGCAATCGCGAAGTTCACCGACGCCCAGGCCGCCGGGTCATCCGTCACCGCATCCGGCACATCGTCGGGATGCTCGAAGTCCAGCGACCACTCGAAGTAGGCGAGCGACTCGTCCCCGCCCGCGACCCCGCGCTCCCTCACCCGCGTCCAGACGATCCCGTGCTCGTGAACCTCCTGGTCGACCGCCGAGCCCGCGTAACACACCTGCGGGCCGCGCTCCGCCTTCGACGCCCGGATGATCGGCAACGCCGAGTTCAACTGCTCCTCCTTCAAGATCATCGCCTCGTCCAACGCCAGAAAGTCGACACCGGCGAAACCGCGCATCCCCGACTTCGTCCTCGTCTTGAACTCGACCCGGCGGCCATCCTGGAGGGTGATCGACTCCTCCCCGTGCGAGTACCGATACCCCACGACCTGCCCGGACGGCCTGCGCTTCACCTGCGCATCGAGCTCCGGGTTCCCCCGTACGACCGCCTCGAGCCGCTGGAAATGCTCCGCGCTCGTCTTGAACTCATGCGCCGTATGGATCACCAACCGCTCCCCGAGCTCGAACAGCCCGAACAGCTCCCGCCACATCAGAACCTCGCCCTTGCCGTTCTGCCGCGGCAGGTTGAACCCCACCTCCCGCGTCTGCCAGCGCCCGTCATCCCTGACCCCGAGCATCCCGCCCAGCATCAACTCCTGCTCCGGGTCCAACCCGCCCCCATACCGGCGGGCGAACCCAACAGCCTCATCGACCAGCGAATCAGGCGCATCCGGCAGCCAACCGACGCGCGGCGCCACCAGCGCGAGCGTCGCCACTACCAGACCCTCGACTGGGGCCGCTTCCGCGACGTCGCCCGGTTGCACCTCATGTGCGACGGCCCCAGGTAGCCGCGCCGGTCGTCCCGGTGATCCAGATCCCACGGCGACCCCGGCTCGATCGGCTCCGCGCACCGCGCACACCGCACCATCCCCCGCGCGACAACCGGCACCCAACGCCGCCGTTCAGCGCGATGCGAAGACGGATAGACCACTCCACGACTAGGCATCGAGTCTACGCCCGAATCCCTAATAGAGAGAGAAATATACGTGGCGGGTCTCCCT